CACGTAGGTATGCGTGTATGCCCTGATTGTGCGTCGTGGTGGATGACCCAAAATGAGGACACCGATCACGCTAGGAGGATGATCAACACCTGGATACCAGTGCAGTCGCATCGGTTCGAGTTGCTGGAAGACTATGAACTAACCACAGAGCATTGGGAGGCCGAATCTACCTGCCCCCACATCACATAAGACACTCCACAGAGCCCGTCAAGGGCTTCCACTGAATGCTCCCATCACAATAGAACCTACCGAATCCCTTAAGCATAATTACCTGACATTGCGCGGTGCAGTACGGCATCTCAGCCATATGACTCAGCACTCTGTCAGGCTCCATTGTGTTGTCTAAATAGCGATAGGAAGGACGAGTCTCCTCATCCCTCCCGCATCCAATGGCTAGTATTACCAATAGGATCAGTGACCGCATACAGTTACCGTGTTTTCGGTTCGGCGGTATCTGAACGCGCTCTCTCGCCCCACGTTAATAGCGTAGACATAGTCCGGCTCACGTTCAAAGTATCGCAGATTGGTATCAGCAGGGAATAGCCTAACCCATAGCCACCGGGCGCAATCCATGCAATAACGGTCACTGGGATTAATATGCATACATACACGCATACCTACGTGAAGCGCACTCACACTACCCACAATACACATAGCCTTCTCATACTTATTCATACATTACCTCCTGTACTAGGGGTCTTATCGGCACAATCCTATATAACTTGAGGACTATTTGAGGCACGCTATATGCAATAATGCATAGACTATGCCACTAAATTAATTGATAGTAAAAACCCCCGGTTAGGGTACCCGGGGGGAATGCCGAAGGCATAGGATCATTTATCCGAAATAGTTTTAAACGACCCCCTATAATTTCACCTGCTTACGTAAGTCAGCGCTATTGTAGCTATCATACTGACCATCGTCAGTACCCATAACCCAAAGGTAGCGTCTCCTGAGTAGTTAGGACTCCCCATCGCGTAGAGTAACTGTCCACACAGAAGTACCGTCACGAGAACCTGCAAGTATATCACGGCATACCTCCAATACATAGGTTCGTTCATCTTGTGGTAGTGCGGACGACCAGCCCTGCACTAGTTCGTATTCAGCTTCTACTACCTCGCTATATGTCTCTGCTTCGTAGCGTTCTAGTCTATTCATCCCCACTCCCACTGTATAGGTGCAGGCCATCAGGCTTAGATATAAACAAGGTATCGGGACCGTAAGCCCCCACCATATTATCTATCCAGCGTAATCTACGACCCACGGTAGAGTTACATAATCCGGGAAGGGTAGCTACTAGTTCCCTTGCCTCAGTAGCCGTGTATAGCCTAGGCCCTGCTGTCTGCTTTAGTGCTTGGCTCCATTCGTACTTGTTCATATATCTAAGTCCTCGATTGTGAAGGGTGTTTGGTTGGGGTCTTCCATGGCTCGGGGAGTCTCCCCGTCAATTCTGACCCACCAGACAGGCTGTCTGCCTGTACAGATGCCGTCAAGGTAGCTTGCGTTGTCGCTATGCCCATACTCATAGGGGATCAAGTACGTTGTGCTGCTCTTGCCTAGCGGTTTGATCTTACCCGGTTTAGTCGCCTTAGCGGCTCTATACTGCTCGTGTCTGTTCACTTGTAATCTCTCCACAGTTTGGATATATGTCGGTATTCCTTGGGTGGTGGACTCGCTGCCCAGGCTATGCCGAATCCTTGTTCGGTTCTCTGTGTACATACAAACAGTGCTCCGTGATCCTTAGCCTGCCTCGCCCATAATAGTCGCCCCTCCGGTGTAGAGTCCGGGTTGCCGGGCTGGTATGGGAATATCCCTGGCCTAGCTAACAACTCGTCGATAGTACACCAAGTTCTCTCGTCCGTGCTTAGGGCGATCCTAACCCCGGCTGCGTGTCCGCTGTATAACTCAATCTCTTGTCTGTTCATTTCATCACCTCCTGGTTACAATACCCTTATCGGCAGAATAAAAAATAACTTGAGTCCCTAAAGTTTTCTGTAGAAGTACCGATAAGATTATTGTAAGTCAGGCAGGCAACAAACACCAGGAGCAAATATATGATGTTTAACCCAGCTGTAGCAATGTCAATCACTTTCGGTTTGATCGCTTTCATGGGCTCTCTGATTGTCCTTATCAAGTATCTGTCAGCCAGGGATGTCGCCCGCCTAGTTGCGGAGCAAGAAGACGACCGCGCCTGGATCGACGGGTAATCTCCTGGTTCCTTCCCTTTGTCTTGGCCCTCAGACTTCGGTCTGGGGGTTTTTTGCGCCTGTAGATAGGGTTTTAGGCATAAAAAAAGGACCCTTTCGGGTCCGTGTTATTCTGCTGAGTAGAGGAACGCTAGGGCTAGGATGATCAGGAAGGGCACTACTACCGGTATGAACAGAAGCCATGATATGATTTGCACTATGTACCTCATTTAGACTCCTTACGGAACGCATAGTATACAAGGCGCAGAGGCAGGGTCACTATACCAAAGATCATGGTGAGTACCACAAGGTAGACAGATACTTCTAGGGCCACATGCAGACCAGCAAAGAGTGCCAGCAGCATCAGAGCGATTACTATCTTGTTAAACATGGTGTGTTCTCCTGGTTTTTGGCGGGCTCTCTGCCTGCCTTATAATACTCTTATCGGTCGCTCTCAGGAAAACTTGAGGAAATAAAAAATCCCCAACCTAAGCCGGGGATTGTCATTCAGGAGGACTTACTTGCCGGAACTAGTGTACTTGTGGGCGACACTGTCCCATGCGAATTCGGTGTCAGAATCATAGTCGTCTTTAATCGGTTGGGCTACTGGGACCATCCCGCCGATGATGCGATAGTCCTTAGCATACCCCGTCAATACGGGGTGTCGTATGTCCGCGACAGCATTGGTGGAATAATTACCCTGTCTGTCTGTGAACAGCATACCGCCACCCACCCGTATCACGCTATAGGAACCCTGCTCAGGGCGGACCAGGAAGATATTGGCGAAATATTCCCCTGCTGTTTCCAGGTCTTCCAGGTGGTGCTTAGCAGTGTCGGTGCGGTAGTCAACCAAGTTGAACGAGTCCACGGCTAAGTTGCGGTAATTGCGGATGACGCCGTTATGCTGGATCATGGTGCCGTGGCTATCCGTGAAGCCGTGGTTGAACGGGACGCCCACAAAGTCTGTGGTGGCCATTCGGGTATGAAGCCACATACGGCTGCACTCAGAGGCACTGGAGAAGAACATGTCAATCATGTTGAGTACATGCCCCACGGCCATGCAATTCAAGTGCAGGTTGGTCATGGGTGCCAGTGGGTCCACCAGGATCAGGGACAGACCGTCACCGTTATATGTCACGTCTTTCAGGATGCGTGCGTTGAATTCGCGGCGATCGGCCAAGTAAGTATCGCGGTCAAGGCTGATAAGTGTACACAAGGTAGTATCCTCCTGGTTTGTTGTGTGTTACGCTGAACGTTGACGTTGGAACTCAAGGCTAACCTTCTCAGGGTTAGTACCCTTAGGGTGATTGCGCTGAGTGTATTGCACAAGCTCCTTGAGGGTATCGGCTCTCAGCTGCTTTTGCAGAGATCGGCCTGCCTTAAGGGCTTCGCTGGCCACCGTGTTAAACTCAAGTAAGGCGTCTGTTGATACGAGGGACTTGTCCATACCTTCTTTGACGCGGTATGCATGGCGAAGGGCGTCAATCGCCAGCAGCAAGCACTTCCATGCCTCATGTTGGGTCGTGACGTTACCGAACAGGCGGAACTCCCAAGTACCATGGCTATGTCCGTGCACCGCCGTGAACTTCTCAGCAGCAATATTGAACTTGCAGAACCGGATAGCACTAGACTTAAGGCGGTCGCGGACGCCATCAGGCAATCGGTGCTGGTTCTCAAGTAGGTAGGCCATAAGATCGGCTTGCATGCGTTTGCCGTACCTGTGGCGGACGCCCTGCACGGACAGGTGAATGTGAAAGCTACAACCTTCGTCGATCTCGAAGTCATGGCCAGTGAACAGGGCGATAGCAGCACTCATAAACTGTTGAGGAGTGAGGGCTCCTTCGGTACGTACTTCCCCGCCACGGACACTAGAGTCACTGCCAACTTCCACGAATGGGGCTGATATCTCATTAGCTGGACAGCCATCGCCGCTCTCGTCCTGGGATACCCCGTTAACTGATTGGAATTCAAGCTCAAAGCCACAACGGATTAGGCCCTTACGTATTGCGTCAAGTGCTGAAGTAGTCTGAGCCAGTGCTTTCATTGGTGCGGTCATTGTATTCTCTCCTGATTTATTTGTCTCACGCTGCTTACAAATACCTTATCGGCCAGTCTCAGAAAAACTTGAATTTATTTTTTGGGGGCTAGGCCCCCGTACGTCCTTCACGGAAACCTACCTGCTACGAACTCCCTACTCTTGACTGATCTCGGGAGCTTAAACCCCCTAAAGAATGCCAGGATCATTCCGGTACGTGTGAGCCCTACGGCCCCCCTGCACCGACAGCATACTTTACGCGGTAGATCCTTACCCCCGTTAGTACCAAACGTTGGGATTTTCCATGTCCAATGGGGGGCCCACCCGTGAAGGTGGCAGAACTTGCGGCGTATATTCATTGGACCACCATAGGGAAATAGTCTACAATTTCCACCAACCTAAAGTCGGGGTTCTCCCGATCGAGCCACGCCCAGTTAGTGCGGTAAAAGATGGAATAGTGCAGCGCATGGTTGGCGGATTCTCCCTGCACCTTGAGTACAGCTTCAGAGTAGCCATTGCTCTCGGTCAAATGGATCACTTGGTAAACAACCTCATCAGAATCCATGACATACATACCTACTCGTAGAATCATACTTTCTCCTCTTCACTTTTGTTGGTTGGGTACGCCCAGCTTCTGGGGCGTCCATCATCTACATGCAAAAACCCAGTACCCTTGACCACTGTGGGGAAGAACAGGAGGGCCTGCATGTGAAGCCGGTCCATATCCTTCGCCCAGATGTCAGCCGCCCTACCCTCAACGTGGAGGCTCTTTTTAGCCCCGCCAACGGCTTTGTTATGGGTGGGGCACCTGTAGCCACTACTGATCCCTATCGTCTCCCCAAAGGCCGTTCTGAGGGCCTGTAGTCGATCCATGAAGGAATCCCGCATAAGACACAGCCCGCAGTGGCGACAGGCCATCTCCTGTACTGTAAAGTTCTTAGTCAATTGTTTCATGCGGGTTCTCCGGTAAACTGTCGCGGGCGGTGCCATACGCCTCCTGCCATAACATCATATTAATGTTACAGGCGGCTAACCATAAGTGCTTGATCTGAGGGGCCTTATTTTCGTACTTTTCCACCAGACGCGCGGTAGTGTCCTGGTCGATATCTTCCCCCATCCTAGCCGCTAGGAGGTGCCGTATGGCCCCGTCTATGAGGTCCTGTCGGTCATGTCCCTTAAGGAAGTTCCAGGCGTCGTACTTAAGCTCTCCCGCCAGCATACCGAAGGCGGTACCCGTCATGAACTCGGGGTGCAGGTACTTGAGGGGGGGTTTGCAGTCCCGTACATGGTCTTTTTTGGCCGTATTCCCGCTAGCTTGGCGGTACGCCATATCAATGGGGGTTCCCAGGTCGTCAGTCGTAGAATTCTTTGGGTCGCTCATTTTTTATCCTCTTCATGAGTTCGTTTATCTTACCTAGCGCCTCTTGTACTCTGCGCATTCTGGCTACCATCGGATCGGGCTCCGGTGGCTTAGCGGGGAACTTGATAATATCGCCCATACTACTCCCATACGCCCAGCAAGCAAAATTTACCGTCAGGTAGTGGTTCACTCGCCTTGAGAAGCAATGAATCCCCTGCAGGACGCTGGAGTATCAGCGCCTTCGCCGATGGGTAACGCTTCCAGATCTCTCGCGCATAAAAGTACTTCCGCAACATCACTTATCTCCTTGATACTTTCGGTTACCGCCCGAACACACTCTAAGCGGTCATATTCTGGCAGGGCTAGGCACCCTGCGATATCCACACGGACAGTTACGTCCACCACGATCCGCTGCTCTCCGTAGGTGCCCACGTCCCCAGAGGCGCGGTGGTCAACTCGGCAGTTCGTCATCATCGGTAATAGGAACAATAACGGCAGTATACGCATCACCTTTTCCCCATACAATTAAGGTTGCACTGATAAGCTCGGGGATAAACCCCAGTAACAGCAGTCTTGTTCTGGCCTCTGTGGCTGAGGAGCACTCTCGCCACTCGCACAGCTCGCCCGGTTCCTTGTAGATCTCGTATCGAACCATTTAACCTCCAAACGAAAAAACGGCCACTACATACCTTATCGGCATGCGGCGGCCTAACTTTAGGGCTTTTTCATATAGAGTTGGAAGCCCAGCCAGAGGGTGGTAGCCACCCCTGGGAAGGTGATGAACGTCAGGATACCTACTGCCTTGTAGTACGCGGCCTTAAGCTTGGCCACATCCTCCTTCTGTTCCTGCACCTTCTCGGCCATGTTGCTCTCCTTGACCATTAGAGCTGTCACTTTGTCCGACATGTCGTCAAGCTTTTGCTCTATACGTCGTAGGGTTTCCCGGTCTTCTGAAGCCATGGCCTACCCTCCTTAGAACGCCTTGTTCAGCGCTGCGAGAAGTTCAGGCTTAGCCTTGGACATGTAGTCCACCATTTCGTCATCGATCGGGGTCTCCGACTTCTTGGCTTCCTGGCGGAGGACAGTGATCAGAGCGTCAAACACAAAGTCTTTAGCGAGGTTGAGTAGCAAATTCTTTAACATATCATACTCCCTTGGAATGACCCGTGATTACGCACGAGGTCAGGTTATTCGTTGTCTTGTCGATGAACACTTTGTAGTACTTGCTGGGTGCGTCAGTCAGCTTTAGAAACACTACCTGGGTGCCTGACGTGGCAGACAGAGCCGCTGTGGTCGAGGTAGCCGCGTAGTTTACCCCGTCGTTTGACTCGTACAACGTAAACGCGTATGTGACAGTAGTACCGGCAGCTACGATCTGAACGGATAGTGATGTGTTCTGGAGCATCTCTATCACTGAGCTGAACGTGTCATCAGTGACGGCAGCGTCAAACATCTTCATGGTATTGAATAGCATTAAATTCCTCCAGCGGCCTCCCGACCGCTTGTTGTGTGTGTGGGTTTTAAGCTATGCGGACGGCTGAAAGTCTACCGCTATAGTTACCAGAGCTAGAACCAAATGGTCGGGCAGTTAAGAAGTAAGATGTTGTCGCACTTATGCTCACACGAACTGCTGGAATACACCCACCGTTATCCGCGCCTGTTACCATGTTGAATGTGGTGGCTGTATCGCCCACTATATGGCCAGTGGAAGAGTTCGTTGCTGTGGCAATTCCAAAGTCTACTTGTGTCATTGATGCTGTGGACAGGCACCGAAGCATGCAAGATATATCCCACACACCTGCGGTTAAAGTTAATGCAGTTAATACTGTTGTGTATGCCCCGGTGTTTATTCCTGTCACACCTGTCTGGGATTGGACTAGACGCTCTCCAACATACCCAGCACCAATCGCAGCACCAGTCGTCTGACCTCTAACTTGATCCACTTCTTCCCAGCTTGGTGCGGTCGCTGTGCCCGCCACACTAAGTGTGCGCAACCATTTTTTGGTGTTTGTTGTGTCGCCCGCCAGACGCACGTTGTCGGTACCATTGTGGTATATAATATCACCGATCGTGGTGGTTGGAGCTAGGGTGTCGAATGCTGCGGTAGCTCCGGTCTGTCCTGTCCCGCCGTTTGCAATCGGTAGTGCGCCAGTGACTTTACTGGTCAAGTCAATAGAGCCGGCCAACATCGCGTTGGTTACTTTACCGGCACCGATCGTAGCGACAACAGAGCCAGGACCTGATGCAGTTACATCCCCGGTCAAAGCTGTGAGGTAGTTCCCGGTAGCCTGTTTGCCGTTCAATTGCGTTTGAATAGACGAGGTAGCGTCAAGGAACCCCAGTGTTGTTGTTGTCACACTGGAGCTGACCAAGTCCTTGTCTCCGTCTGTAGTCAGTACGCGGGAGGCGGTCAGGCCCGTCAGATTTAGGTCCCCGTTGGCCCTCAGTCTCATACGTTCGGCAGGGCCAGCAGAGTTAGATAAGTACCAGACAAAGTCAGCGACTCGCGTGGTCCCGTCCCCGGTGTAAACAGCATCAAACTTCGCGGCGCTGAGAATGTTGTTGTTAAACCGAGGATGAAAATCGACCCCGCCAATGTCGTCCCCGTTAGCAAGGTTAGCGTTCGCCCCCCTTGTGCGCCGGAACTCAATATGGGGGTGGGAGGTTGCCGTATCGTTGCGGTTCTCCATTCGTATCATCCACGTATTGGTGGTGGTCAGGTCGTCGTCGTTGCGGAGATCAAGTGTCTTGATCCCGTTGGCGTCCCCGGCATCGGTAACCGCCATAGGGCCGCTAACCACGACTCCAGTAGAGTCCCGTCGAAGCACCTCTGTGGCGTCTCCGAGCACTGTTTTAATCGAGGTGAGGGCTAGGTCTTGGACCGTGTTGTCATCCCCGTCAATCGTAGCCCCCGCAAGGACCCCAGCGTCGCTAAGGGTTACCGTGCTATCCTGTATGAGTTTCCCCGAGGTCCCATCAAACCGGGCAATAGCGTCGTTAGTGCTCGCGCCAGGACCTACTACGTCTCCCGAACTGGAGCCACCGCCGTCTTCAGGCCAAAGAAACTCAGCTATGGCACGCCCTCCTTATATAAGAAATTGTCATACTTAACTCCCTATCGCGCGTTTGACAACATACGCCGTCAGTGCGCCGGAACCGCTAGTTCTATCATAGAACAGGCGGATCTTAGTATATGGGATCTGATTAAGGTTGATTAGGTGGTTGCCCGCAGCACCCGTCGCCTCCGGTGTGGTTGAGAACGCCAGATTGGACCATGCAGCACTTGCTGGGTCCGTCTCCGCCAGAGGATCGATCGACCCCTGCACGTAGAACAATCCCGCAGGAGTGCCAGTAAAAATCAATTGAATTCCGATGTTGTCCGTGTACCGGACATCGGTGGGCTCGGAGGTTATGTCCGCCCCCATACTTGTTGCGTCCAGCCATAGGTATGGCTTGGTCGAGTTCTTTCCAGACATTATGTCTCCTTGGTAGGTTCGCCCTTGTTGGGGCTAGATTAAGCAGGAGCACCAAGCGCCTGCATATCGGATACTGCGTTCTCTGCAAGGTTAGGGGCCTTGCTACCCTGTGGTCTTCCAGGTCCTGTGGGCTCGTAGTTGGTCTGCCACAGCATGACATCCTGGAAGTTAGTCATTGGCACCCCAGCCATAGCGGACAATCCCGCTAACTGCCAGCCGGACAGCGCCCGGAATTCGTTGCGGTACATGTAATCTACTCCGGCCTTAAGATACTCAACCATGATCGCCATAGTGAGTTCGGGGAAGACTTCACGGATCGCTGCTGCCTCAGACGGGGCCAGAAAGCCCGCATCCAGGAGGTCGAATATGCGGCTCACATCATCCAGGATATTGACTGCCCACATGAACTTGGTTTTATCCGAGTCCGCTGGGGGGATCTCCTGGGCAATTAGCCCGCCCGTGAACTTGATCGCTGGCTGCCTCTCGTATAACCACATCCGTACATCCAGGTACTTGGCCAAGAAGTCTACTTGCAGTTCCTGGGGCACCTGTGTGATGTCCGGGTTAGCGTCCATCGGGTTATCCAGGGCAGCAACGACCTCGTCATAGTCGCTCACCTTGTACTTGGCCTTCGGGGGTGTGGCGGGCTTCTTAGCGTTTGCCCACACCTTAGCCCTGCGCTGGATGGTCTTCTCGATGTTCTCGGCCTCCGCAGCCCTAGCCTGGGACAGCCGGAGACGCTTAGTCCCAAAGTAGAACGGCAGCCCAGCGGTACCCGTCAGCCATTCAGTGGCTAGACTCATTTCTTACCCTCCATGTACCACAGGCGGCTAGGACTCTGAGACGCGCCAAGAGCGGCCTCAAGGAAGTCACGCCTAGACCTAGTCACATGAGCCAATCCAGCAGCCTGTCCTTCGGGGGTTCTGGATACTGTAATATCACTAGGTAGGTATGTTGCGATGAACTGATTGTATTCAGTATCCGCAATCGACGCACCGGAATCGAGACGAAGCTTGTCCACCATGACTTTGCGAAGCGCTCGGTTGTAGAGTTGAAGGCGATTATCCCCCGCAACAACTTCGTTAATCTGATTATCAAAGTTGGTCAACCAAGCGGAGACGGCAGCTGGCCCCTCCAATATACCGAAGTTTCTAAAGCTGTTTTTCAGAGCCTTCACGTAGTTGGAGTATGCCTTATCATTGGTCAACCCACCAGCCTCCAAGTCTTCCATAATCTTGACTTGAGGGGCCGCGTTGAGTACCATCTTGTATTCCTTGGACTGGGCCTCGGTCATAGGTTGGCCATCTCTCTGCAGGAACGACGCGGGACTACCTTTCTGGGTCTTGGTATCGAAGATATCCATGCGGGTTGTAGTCCTGGCGGCCAGTTCCTTCTCCATGTCAAACAGCTCTTTATTCGCTTTAAGCTGTGTCTCGGATCGCATCTTCTCAGCAGCCGCCCTAGCGGCAGGTACGTTGGTCTTGCTGATCATGGCAGAAAGTTGCTTATCTAACTGGTCGTACTTGGCTACCTTAGCGGCCACAAGGTTCTCAAACTGAAGCTTGATAGCTTGCTGTGCTTGCACCGATCCAGACTGGGCTAGAGATAGCTGGGACTCAAGGTTCTTAAACCTAGCATCCTGGGCTTTAGTATGGTCGTCAATCTGCGTATTTAGGAGTTGCATAGCGACGTTCTGGCCGCCTATCTTAGCCTGTCCTAGGGCACCCAGGCCCACGCCAATGGCCAACATGATCTTGTCGCCCGTGTCCTTGCTCCCCCAATAGCTCTGCCAAGGCTGGGATGCGTAATCTGCGCGAAGACGTGCTATCTCCGTGCGGCTGACTTCCATATCCTTTTCCGCTTGATCCGCAAGCGCGTTCATTCGGCTGGCGTACATGTCCGCCTCTACCGATCGAACCATATCGATGGTTTCTTTTTCCGCCGCGATAGTAGCCGCGATATCTGCTTCTTGCACAAGGGCCGCGTCTATTCCTGCGACACCCGCCCTAGCACCTTGCAAGGAGTTGTTCATACCTGCGGTTGGCAGTACCTCGGTTAGGGCCTCCTCCCCGACTTTGCGGGACACCATCTGGTCGCCGCCCTGAGTTACCGCCCCACCGAATTCCGGTGTAGGGACGAGTATTTCCGGCTTTGGTACGCCTTCTGGCGATTGTGGGTATTGCGCACCGATCATGTTCTGGAAGTTACTCAGTATCTCCCGAGGAGCTGTCATTGGGTTGAACGCCTCGTTAAGCGCTTCGGTAGTGACCCCAAAGTTAGGGACCGTAGCGGACGGCCCATCGCTGTAAATTGCAGGTTCTGCACCCATCATCACGTCATCAGCGGGGACAGCCTCAATTGAGGGGGCGTCCATTAGGCCGATATCTACTGCCGCCTGATCGATGTCGGTCATTAGGGCAGTCGTAGGTACTTCAGGTAAGAACAGTTCGTTCTGATCTAAGTTCTCGATGTCATCCATGTATCTCTCCTTGTTAGAACATACCGCGTGTACGGGTCATAGGGCGACCGAATGGAGGCTTTTTAATTTGAGGTGCTTGTCCTACTAGCCCAGCGCCTTGGGGTGCGGGTGGCTCCGAAGCCCTCAAACTGGCTCCGGTAGCGGCCTTAGTGGCGGCAGCGGCGGCGGGGGCTGCGGCGGGTACTCCTGCAGCTGTGACCAATCCACCGGCAGCGATTGGAAGTAGTTGATCAAGTATACTCGGAGCACTCTGCTTGCCTGCCTTAGCCGCTGCGACTTGAGCACCTCGGTTATAGCCACCCTCAAATACACGGCCCGTATCATCTAGGAGTCCGCCCGCTGCAGCTGCCTGTACCTGGGCGTTCTTGAGCGCGATCTCTGCGTTCGAGGTACCTAGGCCGATATCTTGCTGACGGCTCTGCAGATCGCCTGTCCTACCCGCTGCGGCCAAAGAGGCTAGCGCTGACTGGGCATCTTGTTGTTCTTTCAATCTAGCCATACCGGACTCGGCGGCAATGTTGCCAAGGAGATTAGTGCTGGCCAGGGCGGCTGTTCTACCACCCAGCGCTGCGTTGGCCCCAGTAGCGGCCCGAATAGCCCCCATGGACTTCTGCAAGGCGGTGTTCCCAGCCTGCTGGAATTGTTGCTGAGCAAGACTTGGGCCTTGGCCGTTAGCGGTCTTGGTTAGCTGATCCAATAGGGATACCTGGGAGTCGCGGAATCGGGGGTCTAAGGGCGCGGCGGTCACTCCCGGTACGGTGGTGTTTGCTATGCGCTCCAGGGGGCTCCTACCGACAGCGCGTTCTGCATCGTACTTAGCGCCCAAAGCCTCTGCCTCAGCTCTTGCGGCCTCGTCTCGGGCGGTATCCCTGGTTTTTGCGTCACTCTTATTCCCTTTGTATGTGTCCATCGCCCATTTAGTTGCGGCTATCGTAGGTACGTTGAGGCCCCCCGTGGCGACGGTGGCGAGATCCCCAGCATTCCATTTACTTACAGGCTTGACTTTGACGCCAAGGCTTTTGGGTAGTTTAAGTGCCATTATTCACCTCAATAGTTGTTAGGAGCGTTTCGGGATTTGAACGAAGAATCTTTAGTACCAATCTCGGCCATCAATCCCTTTAATTTCCATCCTGCGTTAGTGCTGGATATCTTGAGCTTTATTGCAGAACATTTCTGTATGGGGACCGACAACCGTATTTGCTCAGGGTTGGTACTGGGCAGCGACGTGCTGACGATCGTCCAGGTATACACAGAGGTCTCAGATCCGTCAATATACATGTCAACGGTCAGGGTGTGATCAGCAAGACGCTCAAGATACAGCCACATGGCGTATACCCTCTGATACCCCTGCAAGGCCCCTAGACGTATCCAGGAGGTTGTCATCGACGTTGTAAACGTCTCTGTGGATGAGTCTACCGTCTGGTATATACCGTCTTGAGTCAGATACGTTGGGCGGTTGTTGATCAGGGTAGCGCCAGTGATGGAGTCGCCGGAACCCACTGGAGGGGTCCACCTTGACCACGCCTTAGCCTCCCAATCGTATACCCAAATCTCTCCATTGTCAAGGGCAAAAGCCACTTCTGACGTAGTCTCATCAACCCAGGTACCCACCACAGTTTCATCCCTCTCGTCAAAAGGCCCAGTACCGACGAATGTCAGTTCCTGGTTTCGGAGGATTAGGTAGATTCCTTTAGCCGATTTGAAAAATAATCCTGGAGGGGCCAGTATCACTGACGCAGGGTCTTCGCATCCGATACCATTGAACCGTATCTCAGGGACCGTCAACGTGCTGTTCTCTCCAGTATTTCCTGCAGGGTCACCATACACAGTGAAGACTTGGTTGTTTGTGAATGCGTACAGCACCCCGTCCATAGTACCTAATGCGGTCAGCGGGGAGGATGTCTGTGGGATCGATATCTCCAGACCGGCAGCGAAACTAGGAGCCACGTACAGTTCTGAGGGCTTAGAGTACATTATCGTATTGTCTGAGTCGAACGGCAGAAGGGCTAGTCGCCCCTTCCATACTGTGGAGGCCCGTGAGCCTGGGACAATCGTATTTGTCAGCTCACCCGACGACGACGGTAGTGGGAACCGTAGGTTAAGGCCCCCGTCTAGCGTGTTATCTGTGAGTGTCAACTCTTCTACCGTGATAATTGTCAGCAGGTACGGGATGGAGCCGTTTCCCTCAGTGCGATACACTTCGATAGAGGCGTATGACAGGGGGGTATTCCTAGTAGTATACACCTCGAATGCCGATACCGGAAAGTCAAACTTAAATTGATTCAAGTCTGGTGTACTGTCAAACGTCGTCATCCTGATTGGTAGCGTTTCCAGGGTGTGGCGGTTACCCAGCGAGTCAACCCATACCTTGACAAATACGTATGTATATTCAGTATTTAGCGGTAGGCTTCCACCCGAAAGTAGTTCCTTAGTGTACGGAAACGGTACCGGCCAAGGGCTTGAAGGGCTCTGACCCGCCCCGTCGATGGTCTTAGCTACTGAGGATACTAGAGTAGATGTAGACCCGAGCGAGTACCCCCTAGTCGCTGGAGATGACGCTATCTGAAACTGCATGACCGATGCCAGAAGTGTGGTGACGGAGTAGTCGGTCAGAATCCGTGAGGACCCCACACCTGCTACGTTCCCCATAGCCGTACTCTGCGCTATGAACTGAAAAGTCCCTGACCGTATGTGCGGAATGGTTAGAGTGGTAGTAGTCTTGCTCATGCGGGAGTTGAGGTTGTACTCAGAGGCCCCGAATATGAAGTATGTCTCACTTAGGGACGTGGTGTCCGCCCCCCATTGGCTGGCTAGCTCGAATTGACTGACCGTCCCGCCGTCATAGTTGGCGATCTGTATGAGTGCCGAGGACTGAGACCCAGGAGCCGAGGCGTCAACTGCATACAGATATATGCGGGAATTGATACAGATTGGCGCTGCGGGGGACACCCAACCGACTGATATCGAATCCCAGATGTTAGCGGCAGCCGCTGTAGTGAACCTGTAAGCGTGCAGAGTCATCCCGCTACCGGCTGAAAAGGTACTCACAGAACATGCTATTGCGTCCGAGGCGATCTCACATATACCAAACCCGATGTACTCCAGGACAGCTGTCGCGGTAGGCGAGCGGGATTGGGATGCTACCAGAGTCAAAGATGTGTTGTAATACGTGACTATAACATCCTCTGTACCTACCTCCCAGTACCCAACCGCCACGTATGTGGTCGATCTGATTACGTCCACTACTCGACTAGTGGCCGCGCTAACAGTCACAGATGACGCTGTGGATATTGTGGTACCGGAGATGGTCAGTTTGCGCAGTATCGTGTTGGTGGCGTTTGATATAATCGCGTACCAGCAAGAATCTGTACTGGAGTACGTAATCGAGAATGCCTCTACCCCAGTGAATGAGGGTACCGTTATAGCTGTTACGGTGGTTGTGGTCACTTGGTAGCACGACACCACGTTAGACGCGTTCGTGATCCAGATAAACGCGGACCCGGTTGGGCCTGCCGTGACACACAGAAATCGGCTATTTGCGAATGACTGCTGACCAGCTACAAGAAGCTCTCCCTGATCGGTGAGGAACTGATAACCGATATTGGTCCCCAGGTTATCCCAGGCGACAAACACAGTACCGTCTGACAATGTGACTGAGGTGGGCTTGGTACACCCGCCGCCTGCGCTGGCAGAGGTGTTGTACGTGCCGCCCAGTACCTGATTGCGCCCAAGCGGAGCCCATGTAGGGGCTAGATTGGTGTGTGTACCGTTTACCGTCTTGTATAGGTAGCCGTCTACCAGGGAAAGCGCACTATCTCGCGCCTCTGCAATGAACCCTGTGGACGTGGCGCTAAGGGCTTGCAGATCGTCAAAAGACGGCCTAGGGTCATAGGCCCCCGTGTTCGTGAATCGAAGGTTATTCAGGTCAGACAGCGCTGGGGGCGTGTCGTTTACTGAGTCGGTCTTGGTGTCTATCCCGCTGATGGTCGGGATGTCAACGTATTGCTTGTTCAAGGGCATATTTCACCTCAAAAAACGTAAATGTCTACGGTGGTTGCCGATGACGCTGTAAGGGTCAGGAACAGAGTAGAATTCGATTGAGTGGCCTCGTAGGGGACGACCCCAGAAGTGCGACTAACCACAAACCAGCCTACCCAGGGGCGACCTAGCTTGTGGGGTATGTTCGTGGCGCTTGTCCCTATGGTGGCACCCTTAAGGATCCTACCATCTAAGGTGGGGTTGATCTCTAGGGGCCTTACAAATTCGGCTATCGTGTTGATAACGGCCTGTAGTTCCGGCTGTGTCTGGGCTATCTTCTTGAATGCCTTAATCAAAATTCCACTCCCCATATCTGACAGACTGAGCTAGGTCAGTTATGCGTTCGGGTTGGTCCGCATTGCGGTTAGCGGACATCGATACGATTCGCTGCGCTAGGGCCGCCTTCTGGTTCTCCATATCGGTCACTTGCTCCTCGCCCTTTAGCTTGGCCTTTATGGCGGCGTAAAGAACGATGTATTCCTCCCAGCCTGCTTTACTAAGCGCGGTAGGAATCGTGTCTGAACCGGACGACAGGGCGGTGGCCGCTGGGACGTACCAGATGCGATAGGTGCCGGATGATCTATCTTCTGGGGTGATCTCCACGTTGTCCGCTATCAGCCGGTATCTACGCACAGAGTCATTACCCCGTGAGCTATACGTCCAATATAATTGGCGATTTCTATCGTTAAAGTTGTACTGAGGGACGTTTAGGTAGGCGTCCCCTGTGATAGCGTAGTCGATTCCTCTTAGCTTATAGAAGGCCGCAGGTAGTGCAAACGAGCTACCCGAGCTAATAGTTGCAGTTGTTGACGTTGTGAAGTAGTCTTCGTAGGCACCTACCACAATGTCGTAAAGTTCCATGAACCCTGAGTTAATCCAGGTAGTCCATTCTGCCGATGATACAAAGTTACTACCAACCAAATCCGCCATTTGCTTGGCCCGGTCGGTAAGATTCGTCAAAGTAACAGCCATAGCAACTCCAAATGAAAAAAGGGCCCCGAAGGGCCCCATAACGCCCGTTAATCTTCTTTGGTATCTTCTTCTGTGTCCATCAGGGCTAACAGGTTACGAAGAGATTTGACCACCGATTCTGTGTCACCGGAGCGAACTCCGTCAATCAGTTTCTGGGCGGCCATGTTGATACCATCCTTCACGTAGTCATTCATGTTGAAGTCAGGCGGACCCGGCTCCTTCATTTGCTGCACAAACCCAGGCTTACCTACGGCGGCACCGGGCTTAGGTTTCCAGGGAAGCATCATAAAGCCCCCTTAGCGTACCGAGGTGTTCTGAAGCAGAAACGTCAGATACAGGGTACAGCCGCTTGGAAGTTCTGCCGCTATCAGGGTAGTGGTCGAGGAGTTGGTAGCAGCTACGCACCGGAATTTGATTTCCTTGGTGCTGGCTACGCCCTCAGATATCAACTGAAAGCCTGTGTTCTGGGCGATACCGTCATCAAGCAACGATATGTGGGCGTTCAGGAAGTAGGGGAACTTTTGAGCCAGGGTCACCGTGTATAGGCCGGTGTTGTCCCGGACGATAGATGCGATACCAAGACTCGCTGCAGTGTCAAGGGTGGGTGCGCCAGTAGAGCCGATCGCTACCTTACCATGTATCATCTTGACTTCGCGGGAGCGGGATTGTACACCCCAAAAATAATTATTAGCCATAATCACTCCACGGGGCTCTCCACCCCAACAGGAAGAAAGAGGGGGACAACCCCCCTCTAGTTAAAAATTACAAGTTATGCTGCTTAGCGATACGAGAAACTAGAGAGAAAAACTGGTCGGTTGTCATGTCGTTTTTTGCATAATTACAATATTTACAACAACTAACGCAATTATCTGCTTCGTAGTCTCTTTGTGGGTCTACTCGGTCGATTCCATTTAACCGGCTTGTAGGTATTGTGGGTCCGGTCAAATCCGGGGCCACACCACAATAATAACATGTGCCGGTGAACAGCGAATAGGCTTGTTGTACGGTTAGCGCAAATTTTCGACACTTTGCGCGTCGCTTGCGTTGATACAGCCCCATCTTTACCCGCACAGACGCCATGATTGGCGTATATGTAGGCCGGCGCTTGTACCCCCGAAGATTGTGGGGGCGTCTAGCTAAGACGCAACTCTCACACTCTTTCGTGACTCGACCCAAATGTTTGCGCAGCACGGTACGAAGGTTACCGCACTCACATTGACATTCCCATAGCTTGCCGAGCATTGCGCCCGCCTGACTATATTTGCTGCCCACGGCTCGAAGCGCCGTTAAGCGCTCGAACTTTTGGCCGGTAATGTCTTCTGTATTGCGGATCTGGCCTTTTCTACCGGAACCCATTAGGCACCTCACTTTCTAATTAGCTTATCGGTTAGCCATAGAACTAACTTTAGCGTTTTATTAGTGAGGAGCCGTAAGTACCTTAAAGTGTTACCCTAATGTTGTATCCGGGCGCTCTGCAGCCGATTTGGCCGTAGAAGCCGTACCGAACTTCCACGCCGTCGCTGGAGGCTTGACGGAGCATCTGCAGACCGTCAGTGTCGATGACTCGGACAGCTTTGCCGAGCGAGTAGAGTTTCCAGGTGTTCAACTGGAGGCCCCACGCCACGTCAGACTGGCAGTTTTGATCTGGGACGACGTTGATTGGACCGCGTGGTCCGTTGATCTGGATGCCTCGGAAACCGATCTCTGCAGTGGCTTTCAGGTCCACGTACTGAACCTTAGCGCCCAGAGCCTTCTGGAGTTCGCTATAAGTGTCGTAGTTGACAAAGTAGTGGTCGATCTTAGCACCTTCGCGGGCTGCTCGAGCGGCACCTTCGATCAGAGCTTCTTCGATTGGGAGAGCCGAACCGTCGTAGCGGTTACCGCCCAAACGGACAGTATCAACCGAACGGTCAACGCTGAAGAACGATGTAGCACTAGGAGCCGAAGCAGGTACCCAAGCGTCCAGACCCTTCAGCTTAGCGCCCCGGTCACCATCAACGAAGATGTAGTCATTCTGAGCGATCGTACCAGACGAGGTGTATGCGTCGTCCAGAGTGATTATCCCGCCAGAGCGATCAACTGCCGTGATCAGCCATGTGTTGTCCGACCCGTCAGTAGTACGCTGCGATCCGCCAGTCTCTGCCGACCAGATAACAACCTGCATACCGACTTCGAAGTTGGTCACATCGTTAGACTCTTTCAGTGTGATGACTGTGGTGGCTGCCTCAGAGGGCTCTGCGTTGACTTGACCGATTGCGCCCGAACCATTGCGGTACAGGGCGATTGCGAGCGAGCGGGTCAAGCTATTGATCGCGCCGTCACGGCGCTGTTACCCTAAGGGCTTTTTATCCCCTAGTTCAATAGATCCTAAAATCTTTGCCGCTTTCGTGAGATTGTCTTTCGCCCAAAGAGGTTGCAGGTTTGTGTAATGACACACCCGGCGCAACTGCTCAGGATCGGACAAATCTACTCTTGACAATGGGTAAATGTGGTCAATGTGCCACTGGCCATAATTATCCCAAGTCATACCCGGCTGAAATAACGACTCGATGTAGTCCTGCAAGGTCAAATACGAACACCCGAGTAGCTCTTGTGACCCGGCACTGCTGCGCCCATGTAGTACATGGTTGAGGCGGCGACGAATGTTTAGCGCTATTCGGTACTGGGGCTTGGACTTGCGCCACTGGGCCTCAATAACGCGACGCTTTTTACGTAAAGCATCACGGTCCCTATACTCCCAGGCGTGTTTTAACTCCCGATTACGTTCGGGGTTCGCCTGACGCCAAAGCTCACTTTTTTTATTTATGTGGGCCTTATTATTAGCGTAATAGGTTTTCTTGTATTCAGATTGGCAGGTTTTACACCGGCTCTGCTTAGAATTAAACTCCACTTTCAGTTTATTCTGGCAGCACGTTATACAGATTTTCATTTCCATTGGTCGGCATACCTTTTCATCCGGTTAAGGAGCGGGACACTCGTGGTGAGGTTATATTCCATATTCATGGGTTCACTCACTATGCTCTACACTGATCGGCTGTTTTACGAGTCCGATTTAGCACGGTATTGACCTGGGAGTAATCCGCAGATTTTTCACCGTTTTTGCCCCGTTTGTGCATCCGCATTACTGCGGAGAGAGACTGACTAGTTAATCTCTGTAGTGGCAGCTTCCATAAAGGCGTTAGCGTTGCCCTTGGATGCTTCGAGGGTTTCGTTGTCGATTGTAGCAATCGAGTAGTCTTTGACGCGGGTCAAGACAAAGTCTGTAATAGCCGAGCTAGAACTAGCGCCCACAGATTGAGCGGTGGCAAATGTTGCCGACCGGCCTTGAGGGTTACCGTAGATCAGAGGGATCGGGAGGTTCTTACCACCGAACGACTCCATCTTAGACATCAATGCTAACAGGGGGTTATCCTTGAACACCAAGTTCATAACCATGTCGTCTGTGTAGTGTTGCTTCACATTTTGTTACTCGCTCAAATGAGCGGGGGGTACTGCTTCGAATACCCCTCTCCACCTTCGTATGTTATACGCGGAGTTCAGACTATCGCATCCCCGTGAGGGGTTCTCTCACTTAGTCGTTCACGGTGCCGAAGCTTCCGCCCTGTTTCCCGCTGCCGGGGGTCCAAGTCAATCAGAGAGAATTTATCCAGCGCCGATTTACATTAACGCTGCATCGAAAGTCGTCATATCCAAAGCCATAGGAACTCCAAATTAAAGAATGTTGTTGTAAATTAGGTCCACTTGATCAGTTTGGCCGCTTCTGCAATCGACTCTTCTGGGGTCAATCTGCGTTGCGTGCCGGAAACAGGACTGGAAACCATTGATCCTGTCAAGGTGGGTGCTGGCTCTTTTCCTTGACTCTGGCTTGGTTGGAATAGGCTACCAATCTTTTTAGTACCAGAAGCACGCTTGACCTGATCTTCAAGGTACTTCTCAACTTGCTGGGCCGCTACAGCGTAGTCCAACTCTTCGTTGTGCTCTTTGTAGTGGTCAAGCAGCAAGTCAAAAACCATCTCACTAGCGTCGAATGCGTGAATTAACTCATACGCATCTTTGTCTTGGGATATGACGCTGTTAATCTGGCCTTTGACCTCGTTTATTGCTTTCTGCTGGTCCTCAGTCTGGCGCTGACGCTTCATGTCCTCGATCTCTTGCTTGAGAGACTTGACGGGGTCATCAGCCTCAGGAGCCTTGAGGTCTGGAAGTTCGTCAGGGCTTGCACCCAGGAGTTCCCTCAGCTTGTTGCGGTCTGTTTTCCACAGGTTGGCCAGCTCGTTCTTAGGAACAAGGTTCTGCTTCTCCTGCTTTAACTGAGCCATTTGCTGTTGGATCTCTCTTTCCCGCTTAGACAGGTTAGCAAGCCTGGAGTCTAGTCCTGGGTCCGCTTGTGGTGCGGGTGCTGCAGGAGCGGCTGGTGCTTGGGCGGCCTGTGGTGCTGGGGCGGATACGGGTGCTGATTCTGTGCTCATTAGTTTCTCCTATTATTGAGGCACAACATTCGGTATGAGGTCTGATGTAGGTAGCCCTTCAGGGTTAGCCATTGGGCCTACCATCATCTCTTCAGGTTCGGGGGCGGGCAGCATGGCCTTGACAGCCTCGGCCCATCGTGTCAACATGTCGATGCGGTCCTCGTCTACGTTGTGTAGCTTGGCCTCTATGATTCGTTTCTGGGCAGTGACTCGTGCCTCTTCCAGATTCATCTCGGGCTCAGGACTCATCCAGACACCTTTATCAAGGATGCTGTCGATCATCTTCATTGTGAGATCTGTACTGGACAGCTCTTTATTCATCACAGAATCGATGTCTGGGAAGTCAACCAACTTGCGACCCTCTTCCATCGTGATCCAGCTGGCCTGTACAAGCTCCTGAACCTTCTGCAGACGACCTGCGGGCTGGGTGGGCAGGATGTTAGCCGCGAAGCAGCGAAGGATATACTGGTCCTCGTTCATATTGACCTCAGACCACTTGACCGACGACATGAAGCCCTTGCCCGCGACTTTCATCTTGGGGTTGACTTTGTTGTCTGTGTACATGTCCTTGGTCATATCAACGATGATCTTGGCCGCATTTAGGAAGAACTCTTCCCATCTTTGTCCAACAACTTGAAATCGCTCTGACTCGATGTCTTGGTACTCTCTAAGTGCGACAGCAGATTCAAGCCCGGCTGGTTTTTGAGATGTTGCAGATAGTTGGCTAATTCCTGTCTGTTCATAAGCTGAACTAATGAGCCACCTAAGATGCTCGTAGATTTCAGCTGACATAGCGGCTGGTGTAAAAAACTTGGGCTCGACACCAGTATACTTGACCACTGACCCGATTTCGTTGTTGATATGGGACGTAGAGACAACCGAACCGTTTGCGATCCACACCCTGGGCACTGCCACGAGGTGCATTGCAAGCTGTATGTTTCGAAGGAGCTTACTGATTTCGAGTTGAGTACCAAACAGTTCTTCGGCGAGTCCCATACCCCAAAATCCAGCGACACGGGGAGTCCAGTGCCAGAAGACGAACGGGAAATAGAGCTTAGTATACTTTTCACTAAAGAGCGTACATGTCTCAATACTGATCGCATGAAGTCCATCGTCAGCGTCCTTGGCTGAAGGTAAGTGCCAGCTCTCAACAATCTTGACTAGATCGGGGGTGGTGGTCTGTCCTGGGAGCGTCGTAAACGCCAGCGGGGCCGCTCTGATCGCTCCCTCGTATTTGGGGAACATCTCAATCAAAACATCGCGGTTGACGTACTTACATTGGTGAATTTGCTGGGGCTTTCCGTAGATCGCCTCGCCGTCGTCCACCTTGATTTCGTCTACCAAGACCTTCTCACAGTTGACCATGCCGCGATCCTTGTCCACGTAGAACTTAAGGATACCGGTGCCGAAGATACCGCCATCCCGGAATGCCGAGGCGGCCTTAGAGTAGAGTTCCATCGCGTCAAACTGCCCATCCATGAATTGGGTCAGCTTCTTGGCGCGTTGTTGTTGCGAGTACGTGCCGTCGTCTGTCAGGAACAAGGGACGCGGTCTAGACTTGCCGATCTTGCTTGTGGCGGTGTCGATGCACGACTTGACCACGTTGACTGCCGGTACGTCTTTGAGGCCCATGGACCCGATGCCGCTAGCACCAACGTTGTTGAAAAACCCTGTGGGGTTCTGGTTCTGGTACAACCGGGCAAACTGTAGCCACTGGAGTCTTCGAGCGGCTTGGTTCTGATCGAGATTTCTCAGGTAGCCGAATATATGCTTGTAAATCTCCTGGGACTTCTCTTTCCACCAGCGCGGGTTGCAGGTCGATTCAGCGGCCTGCCCGTAATTTATGACTGGGATATCTGCCATTTAGACCCTCACATTTTGGTAGTTTCGGCATACAAGAGCCTTTCAAGCTCAGCTGCACTCATGGGCGGGCTTTGTATCACCGCCTCAGGCTCCTCAACAACGATCGGGGCTGCCGGGGGGGCGGCAAACTCGACAGATACTTCGGGAGTAGATATCTTAATGGCCCCGCGTTCCCGCAGAGCGTCGATAAGTTTCAGAAGTTCAACCATCCGTCATCTCCTGTCTTTTGTGTTTCTATCTCTTGTCCTTCCGCTTCCCACCAGTCGTCCAGCTTTTGTTCTTCTGTCCGTATGACGGGCTTCGGTTGGGATACGTAATTGTAGCACCAGCGCCACATGTACAATGCAGCATCCGCTGCGTGGTTTTCGCATGTCGCGCTTTCTATCCAGTTGCCTGCCTTGCGTTGTTTCTCGTCCCATATCAGGTATTGCCACTCCTCGATCAAATCCTCACATCCGGGCAGGATCTGTATCTTGCCGGTCTGCAGGTCAGTGTTCATGATCTCGATGAAGTCCCGCTTGTGCTGCTTCTCAGTGGCCTGTATGGGTAGTGCGTACCGCTGTTTGATCTCCTCAACCGCCTGCTTAGACGCGCCGTCGATCACAATGTTGGCTATCGCGTAACGCTCTTGCAGCGATTTGATCTTCTCGGCCACGTCGGTCAAGAGCATCTTGGATTCTTTTTGTGCGTACACGATGTAGAGCTTGGGGTCGTGGTAACTGTATGCGCCAACAACAAACGATGTGGCGTCTTCATATCCTAAGTCTACGCCAAGAACATAGTGGTATATGTTATCATGAGGCAAAGACTTTCCATTGTTGAGTAGGGGATCGTACTTGTAAACCAAAGCAGAGAGGTCAACATACCATTCTCCAAGCCAGTGCTGCCTGAACCGTGGGGTCAGTTCAACACCGGGCTGATTCGTTTTAAGGAACTCAATATCTTCTTGTACGTTGTCTCTGACGTGTGGGTTGTCCAACGCCGACCATGTGTGAACAGCCCAACCCCCCTCGGTCCCCGTCGTGATGTCGTAGAACAGGGAGTTTGTGTAGTTGGACGGCGTACCTATCATTGCGATTGTGCCGCGATAGTCAGCCACGGCGGGCTTGAGGATCGCATACACCAGTTCGCGCTGATCGATGTTTGTATACATGGATGACTCGTCGATAATCACAAGTCGAAACTTTTGACCAAGAAGCTTAAGCATTTCTGATTCATCGGAGTCCGCACCCACCATGTACAAGACCGACCCGTTGGGGAAGTTCATACTAAGCTCAGTGCGGTTGAATGTTGCGCCCAGTCTGTAGCGCTGGTTGATCACCATCAGAACATCCTTGATGTAAATCCGCTTGATGGATTCACGGGTCAAGCCGATGATGATGACTGAGCTATTGGGGTACTGCACACAGGTCTGACAAGCGTACTCACCCATTCCAAAAGACTTACCTGCGCGGCGGGTGCAGAGGGCTGCCTTGAGCCGCGAGGGGTCTTGTATAAATTTAGTCTGCTGAGGGAAGCTTGACTGGAGCCACGGTATTACGTTTGACTCGCGCTTTCGCTTCTCCTGCAGGATTAGCTTTGCTTGCGCTGGGTGCATCGGATACCTCCACGGGGATAAACCAGCAAGTGTTCATCAGGGTCACATGAGTGTAATGCTCGAACCCCTTTTGGCGAATTTTAATCACAAGATCGTCGCGTTCAATGTCGTGAGTCTTGTTCGTGGCGGAGGTTATCAGGGGTGACCGTCTTCCGTCTGTCTTAATAGAAACAGGCTGAAAAAACATCACTGATTCTATTAGCATACAGCAGCCTCCACGAAGGGGTTATGGATGTGTCTGAACTTGGCTGACACCTCTTCCCAGTTCCGGCAGGTGTGGGTGGCCACCAGGGTCTTGTTGTATAGCTGGGGGTGCAGGGCCTCCATCAGCTTGCGGGCCAGCCCGAACTTGCGGTATGTGAACTTGACGTATACAAAGTGCGTCTCCTTGTTTGGTACCCCGATCACGTACCCGTAAATCTGGTCAGGTATCTCGGGATTGCAGGAGACTAGCACCTTGGAGGCCCGAATCAGGCCGTCAAGTTTTTTAGTTTGTTCGTAGTAGTACAGTTCGTTTGGCATGCTCTTGAGCCCAGGGTAGCCCCTTAGCGAGCGCAGGAACGAGTTGATGATGAAGTTCAAGTCTGTTGGTTCAGCGGGTCTTACGAATGTCATAAGTCTCTCTTCTTATTTGATTTTTTTACGCCAGCAAAGCCAGTCTCTATGATCGCCCTCGTCGTAGACTTCAGGCATATACAGTTTGTAACCGGATGATATCAGCGAGTTAGCGGACGCCATGTTGTCCGTACTGCAGTAGGACTGCATCAAGGTGGCCCCTTGTTTGACCGCGTGTCGCTCCATGGCTTTGACAAGTTTCTTCTTGACACCCATGTTGCGGAAGTCGTATAGTACCCCAGTGCGGTAGATCTCAGCCACCCCATAGGGTAGGAGGGTATACCCGCACCAACCAATAACCTCGGAACCAGACTTTGCCAAAAAGAAAGTCTTTCTGTCCGAGAACTTGATAGGATTACCTGGAAAATGCTTTTCGTTCAATTCATCAATCAGAATCAATCGCTTAGTCGGTTTGACTGTCACCTTCATTTTTTATCTCTTCGACGGGGTTTTGATATGCGAAGTCACCAAAATATTTACGGGCTGCGGCATTATACGCTTGGGCCGCCTCTTGTTTTGTGGTATATGTCCCCAGATATATGCTTTTGCCGGCCACCTTGATCAAGGCCATCCACCGCTTAAGGGATCGTGTGACGCCCTTGTACCCGGAAGTATTTTTTCGGCTTACTCCGCGATTGTAAATGTTTTCTGCCGGAGTAGACTCTCTTAGATTCTCGATCTTGTTGTCTGCCCGGAATCGGTTTATGTGATCGATTTCTTGTTTCGGCAGGGAGCCATGAACATACAGCCACGCCAAACGATGGGCCCCGTAGCGCTCCCCATCTATACCGATAGATAAGTAGCCGTTAGGCTCAATGTGTCCCGCCGGACATCCTGCCTTGCCGCGCTTTCGGTTGACTAGCCAAGTAAACACGCCGGTTTCTGGGCTGTAGTGCAGTAATTCTTTAAGTCTCGTCTGTGTCATCATCTGATTTCTCTTCACTTAAGGATTTCTCTGCTGCGGAGGCTAACCGGTCCAATTCCTCGTCAGTATATGCGGATGGGTTAAATCCGCGTAACTGATCTCGCTGGTCCTTAGCCGCCATTATAAGAACTTTCGTATAGTTTTGAATCACTATCGCCATGCTGTTCGCCACGTCACCTTGTGCAAGCAGTTGGTCCAGGTGGCGCTCAATCAGTTCAAGGGCCTTATGTTGGAGCAAGTTAGGATCTTTGTATATCATTGGTACCTACTATATACTTATATATTATATATACTTACAACAAGTCACTACAAGATGGACTAACTATCTTCACCATTCGACTCAAGTTCTACAACCAGCAACCGATAAGGTATTTGTAGGTGGCCCTGCTGGGCCGAAGACTCTACCCCCCCAACCCCCCCTGCTAGGTGGGGCTGTGTTTATACAGTATAGATCCCTGGCGATTGAGAAAGATTATGCATTATTTGTTTTTATGTATATCAGTAGTTATGCTAATGAGTTAACTAACTAGAATGTAAGGAACACGACAAATGATCCGCACACCGTCTACAGTTTGGACAGAAGAAAAAATGCTTGGCTTGCGTTATCTACTGAGCGCGAAGCAGGTGAGCCGCGTGTATAGGGCTGCCGGGTGCCCGGACCCGGAATACCGAGAGGTTTGGAGGTCATTAACCCCCGGAGAGCGCACATATCTTCTGGTGTTCTGGAGCGCCACGCGTCTTCGGTTCACGAACAAACTAGTAGCTTTGTGTGGGGGTGATCGAGCCAAAGCCCTAGCTATACGAGAGGATCTTAGGAAAGACAACAAGATGACCGAGCGGGGTTTGTTGACCGCTACTCCAGCGCAAAGGGAAGAAGACGCTCGGAACCGGGCCAAGCGCCGCGAAGATCGGGGTACGCCTGAAAATGCGCCATATCGCTCACCACGATTTAACCGCAATGATGTACCTGCTGAGGCTCTGAACCGCGATCTGGAGCCAATGCTAGGACCCGCGAAGTCCGATCCCGTTTGGCTACCTGAATACGACCGCCCCCCCGCACCCGTGCGTAAGGTAAGTATAGAAGAGTATGAGGCTACAAAACAGCGACCAAAGAAAGGAGATAAAAATTTGAGTTTTTTACCTAAAGTTAATTCGGGATCTGCCGATAAGATGTATGAGGGGTTGATGGAGGATGAGGTTTTCAGTCAAGAACACCAAGACTACCGCCGCGATATGGCGGGCTACGACGACCCTAGACACGAAGACGGCCCATACAACCCACGCTATAGTGCAGAGTGAGACTTTGACATGAGGAGAGATTTAGTGCAGATATTTCAAGATCTTGAGTCCGGCGCTGAGCCGCTGTACTACGAGACTCCCGAGACGTTTATCGATGTCCGGCTGCCGTCGTATGACAAACCCAAGGGCGGACCAGTCCGATCCGTACCGATCGCCGAATACCTCGCTACGAGGCGTTCTAAGGCTGGGCAATACCGTGATAGCGGCCCCCCGTCTTCGGGAGATCCCACAGAAAAAGGCTCTAAAAAAGGTGAGGGAAATACATGAGTTACGCACCCCCCCGATTGCCGTTTCGGAGCCCTCATACACTGGACGGCGACCTGCCTACAGTGGTCACGGCAAACGTCATCCTGTACCCCTACTCAGCCAAGCAGGTCATGTCGATTAGGCGGGGCAGAAACTTTGAGAGCGGCACCCTGTTGACCAACGCGGAAGCCAAGCAGCTAGTGCGGCGACTGACCGTGCCGACACCCGCAGAACAGGCCGAGCTACTCAAGGAGTGGAACAATGCAAGGTAAACGACGACTCAGCCCATCCAAGGCGACCTGGACCATGGGTGACAAAGCGGACACGATGTACGAGTCGTCCTGCCCCCGGTACGTGGTCTGGGAACGGCGGTTCGAAAAGGACGCCACGATCGACCCCATGTACAAGTCGATAGGCGATATTGACGAGGCTAGGTACGCAAGTAAACTGACTTTTAATCAGGTACCTTTCGTCCGGGAGCAAGAGTTCGTCCACCCCATAGCTGGGACCAGCGTGACCATCGAAGGGCGCTACGATTTTAAGCTTGACACTCCTGACGGACCTGTTATAGTGGAAAAGAAGTCGATCACCAGTGCCAACCGGGCTCGGGAGATTATCGACAAGGGCAACATCGACGAGAAGCAGTTAGCCCAGCTGGTGACGTACATGGCGGTCCACAAGGTCACCAAGGGGCGACTGGTAAGTACGTTCTGGAAGTGGGGGGACGATCTTGACTCCTACGTGGTGGCGGGTGAGCGCGAGTTCAGCGTGATGGTCACTCCATCCGGTGAGATATCGGTGGACGGACTCCCTTATCACAGGCACTTACGGTCGCTGCAAAAATGGTTTCAAATAACGGCTAAAGGAATGGACGAATCCGACCGATTACTACCCAGTAGACCGTTATCGAAGCCGGGTTGGCAAAACCCATGCACAAAGTGCCCGCTGTCCGCCGCATGTGATACGTATGACCGCACCAAGGACGTGAACACGTTCTGGGCACAGACCAAAGATTCCGAACCTCGGCCTGGGAAGCCAGCCGAAATTATAGCACCCAAAGTTAAGAAAGGTAGAAAGAATGAGCAAGATTCAATTTCAAACCGCAGCCACCCCGACACTGACACCGGAAGAATTCAAGACAAAGCAAGCGTCCACAGGTGGGAAGTGGATTAAGGATCCAGGTACATACTCGCTGATTATCAAGGCGGTGGAAATCGGCGACTCCAATCAGTTCGACTCGCAGTGGGTGGATGTCAAGTTTGTGATGGAGAGCGAGAGCGGTCAGATGACTTCGCACTTCCTTCCGATCCCCACCACAGCGGAGAAATCGTTCCTCTTTGGATCTAAGAAGTCCTTGAGTGAGTACAACAAGATCGAAGCGTTCCTTCGTGGCTTCGGTGTTGCGCTTGAGTACACGTCAGCAATGCAGTTGATTGCTAAGTTGTTCTCTGATCCTGAGAAGACTTTCGTAGGTAAGACGTTGTCGGTACGAATGGGATACACGTCGAACCACTCGAAGTTCGTCGGTAAGGACGGTGAAGTATCGCAGTATCAGATCTGCGATAAGAATGGTAACGCAGTCATCCCGACTGTGTTTGCTGGGTACGAAGCGGCTGACGCATACGCAAAACAGAACGCGATGAAGCTCCAAGGCTTCCCCAAGATCTTGGAGGTGATATCAGCAGCCACGGCAAGCATTGTCGCGGGGGCACCGGCAGCCACTAACGATCTGCCGTTCTAACAACTCCTGGGGGTCTTCGGACCCCTATTTTTGCAGGATTTTATGTATTACACAGAGTATTGCATCGAACCTTACTTGCGCTCAGGTACAATGATACCCGTCAGCGCACTACAAGATTTTTACGGGAGAGACGACGCTGGATATAGTACGCACTACTGGTTTGAAGAAAGCGCTGCGCTTGAAATTCGTGCACAGGGCAATAGCGTGGGGCTCGCTCGCTTTCCTGTTTATACTCGCTTTCTCATTATCGATATTGACCGTGAGAATGATCTCTTCACTGCTTTAGCTGACACGTATTCGATATCAAATCAGTTGAGTGAGCGCGGATTGAAACATTCCGTGTGGTTCAGCGGAGGCAAGGGGGCACACATTTACATCCACTGCGAGGAAATGTTTGGTGTTGATGTCCCCTACTCTCAGCTAACATGGGTCAGACAACAAGGATGGAAAGTAGATGAAACCCTTTATCAGCACGCTAGGCTTCTTAGCAATCCCGGAAGAAAGAGCAAAAAGACAGGAATTAGAAAACATAAAATGTTTGATCGGGGCGGATCACTTCTTGTCGTACCAAGAGTTAGCCCGCCTGAGCGCAAAGAAGAGGCACTTGGAATCACAACTGCAGACCTTGCGCGGATCGCGTTATTTCGTCTTCAGAAAGCGTTTGAAACGTCGCCTAGCTCGCGTCATCAAACAATCTGGTCTTTATCTAGCGCGTTTGCGGAAGCTGGTGCGCCTCAACGACTAACAGAGGAGTTAATGCAGTGGGTAAATTCTGTCTGGTCACATCCTAAAGAGCTGGACGGGTTGCGCCGCGCGGTATTACAAGCCTACACACAAGCAGGTAAAAAATGAACATTTCAGATTATGTGGAATTGCGCGACGGGGTTGTCGTATGGAAAATATCACCAAGATATGGTGTGAATATTGGGGCCCCTGTTGGTTGTTTGCGACGTGATGGGTACAGTGTGGTAAAGATCCGCCAAAAGTCATATCTAGTTCACCGTCTCGCGGTTTTCTTACGGGGCGGGGTATGGCCGGTCGTGGTAGACCATATTGACCGTAACAAACAGAACAACCACGTAGATAACCTACGGCCATGTTCCGTCATACAGAATAGCGTTAACCGACACCGACATGGCGTGCGGGGTAGAGAGGACGGCAATTCGTTCGAGGCGTATATGTCGGTAGGCGGTAAATATTTTCACATCGGGAGCTACTCAACGCATGACGAAGCAAAACAACAGCGAGATCGAGTCGCCAAAGAGTGGTACGGCGAATTCTATTGAGCATAATATCCCGCAAGGGGTAATCGAGAATGGTGACTGGACCCCCGCGTATTTTACCGGACTGATTCGCGGAGCACTCAGACGCATCTACTTTAGGTTCCCTGGGCGCAAGGCATCGTTTGACCGAGTGCGTGTTGAGGTGCCGGGAACTACTAAGAGCGGCGCACCGACAAAGCGTCCTGGGGTCTGGTACAAGTGCGAAATGTGTGGGGCCTTAGGGAAGGCTCAGGTGAGCAAGAAGAACCCTAAAGGCTATCTGAGGATGTGGCTTGACCACGACCCGCCCCTGGTACCAGTAGATCGAGAAATCGGGTGGTCGGAATATGTGGAGCGGTTGTTTTGTACATCAGACAAGGCTAGAGTGCTTTGCGACGTTTGTCACAAAGCTTGCACCCAAATACAGAACGCGGAGCGACGCGCATGGAGAACTAATGTACGACGGGAAAAAGCCAGCAAGGAACCACCAACTGGAGATTGACGCCGAAGTCTCTCGCCTCTTCGCTGAGGGGTATGAGGTAATAGGTCTAAATCTTCCGCCAGGTTACGGTAAGAGCTACATGGCTCGGGGCTGGCAGCGTAAGTGGCCGCGTACAGACATAGTAACAGCAAACAACAACTTGATCCGCCAGTATCAGAAAGACTACCCTGAGCTGAACGCGGTAATGGGAAAAGACAACTATGACACATCCGAGACATACGAAACAGCAAAACGGAATGCCAGGCGTCAGGCGCAGTCAATATTTAACCCTCTGTCTGCTATATTCACGTGCCCAAGGTCGGAACGATCGGTTGAATATATCGTGGTCGATGAAGCGCATACTCTTGGCGAAATGCTTCGCTCCAGCGCCACGTGTACGCTTAATACATCGTCGTCGGGTCTTCCGAAAGGGATCACCAGTGAGTATCAGCTTGTTCGGTGGATCAAGCAACGATTTTATGAACTGAGAGAGGCCGCGACCACCCGGCCCACCAAGCAAATAGTACGTCAGTACGAACAGATAGGGGTGCTCTACTACGCAGCCGTGGGCCAGGAACAGAACTCGGTATTCTCTCTGACTCGGGTCCGAAAGTCTATCAAGGGCCGCCAGCTGGAACAACTGCATATCGACGTTGTGGACTACCCGATGGGGATCGTGGAGACGCTGTTCGGTAGTGCCAAGGTGATCCTGATGTCCGGCACCCTGACCAAGTACGAGACGGAGAAACTGGCAAATGGACGCAAATGGGCTTGGGTGACCCGGCCTTATCTAGCCCCGCCAGAGAACAGGCCCGTATACGTTAGGGGACTTGACAGAGAAGACCGAAAAGATATTCCTAAAGTTTGTTCCGAAATCCGCCGAATATATATGGAGAGCGGCGAACAACCGATGCTTGTCCATGTAACCTACGGAGATATGAATGAGTACAAAGAGTGTCTGTCCGGTTTACGAGTACTTTCAAACAGCCCACGAAACAAGGCAACGATTGAAGCGCGTTTTAGAAAGTCTGGTGGAATCTGGCTCGCGGCTGGGTGCTCTGAGGGAATCGACCTTCCCGACGACGCCTGCAGAACCATTATCATACCGAGACTGCAGTTCCCCAATAAAGGTGACATGTACGTCCAAAAACGATTAGGGAGACCCGATGGGAGAAAGTGGTATGCGCTTAAAACTCTTGAGACGACTATACAGCAACTTGGCAGAGGTAATCGACATTCTAAAGACCATTGTACAGGTTATGTGTTCGATCCCTACTTCGCGGCCCTATGGGGAGAGTACAAAGACGAGTTCGAGGCCCTTAACATCCGATGGGAGCACAAGTGAGACTAGACTTCCCGTTCCAGAAAAAGACCATTCTATGTTTGTCTGACCTTCATATCCCTTACGAGCACAAGGACGCATTCAAGTTCTTGATCGCTTTGCGGGACGCGTACGAACCAGACTTGATAGTGTCGTTAGGTGACATGGTAGACTGGCATAGCATTTCGTTTCACACCAAGGACCCGAACCTACTGGCTCCTGGTGCAGAGCTGGAGGCTATACAGCACAAGGTATCTATCCTGGAGAAGATCTTCCCGGAGATGATCATTGTGGGGTCCAACCATGGGGACCTACCAGTTCGCAAGATGAAGGACGCGGGGCTGCCCGTCCAGTTCCTGCGAAACTACAACGACATCTACGGCGTAGGTAAAAAGTGGAAGTTTGTAGATGATTTAACAATCCATCACGGGCAAGACATCATCTACGTAGCGCATGGGATATCGAAGGATGCTCAAAAAGTGGCAGCTCAGCGCGGTGTTCATCATATCTGCGGTCACTTCCATACTGAGTTTCGTATTGATTATGTTAGCAATCCAAGGAATCTGTTATGGGGCGTTAATGGGGGTTGTCTTATTGACCGGGAGGCCCTGGCCTACGAGTACGGTAAACTTACCTTGGATCGTCCTATCATTGGTACTCCTGTTATTTTTGAAGGATTCCCGATACTAGAACCCATGCTACTATCGGAGGGCGGAAGATGGGTAAACCGAATCGTGTAAGTGATATCCGTACATATCAGGCCACTAGGCTTCCCGCTGACTGGGACACGTTCTGCAAGTGGCTCAAGGAGCGCACGTACCGCATGAACAAGGAATTGTTAGCGGCAGCGAAGCTAAATGAAATTCGGGAACATAACGATAAGATATTGAGACAGGCCGGACTCGGCAAATACCAACGCAAAGGAGACTACTAATGGAGTTCAAAGTGAGTGGAGGATTGCTCATAAGTTTGTTTATATCCGCAATATTAAATTTGATGCAGTGTGAGCGAGCTAAACTAGTAGAGTGCCAACGTGCGTACACCACCCCGTCAGACATATATGCATGCACACGCGGTTCCGTACCCGCAAAAGGAGAATAACTGTGTTCAATTTTGAAGCCGAAGAGACATGTACACTGGCAGATCGTCTGAGTCTTATGATTGCTGGTCCTTCCGGCGCAGGTAAGAGTCATCTTATCGGCACCTACCCAGGCAAAGTTCTCTATCTGACTGCAGGCGCAGAGGTTCACGGTGTGGATGCTGCCCGCAAGACCGGCAAGAATGTAACCGCTATCACCCTTGATCGTGATGCTAGCGGCCCGCTCTCCGCTGATGCCACCTTAGCCCGGTTCGACGCAGCTACGGACGCCGCCGCAGTCAAGGCTGCCGGGTTCAGGCTGATTGCGCTAGATGGTCTGACCGAGCTGGAAAAGATCGTTAGGGCCACCGGCAAATGGAAGGCGATATGCACCACCAAGGGCGGCGGTCATGACAGCTTCAAGGAAGGCCCAGCGACAATAGCCATGATGGACCATTGCCTATCCCGCCTGCGTAACCTGCAGTTTGAATTGGGGTTGGACATCGCCGTGACCTGTATCCTGGACGTGACTGAGGTCAACAAGGCTACGGGCGAGATCGAGGCAGCTAAGCCCCGCCTGCAGAGCTACCAAGTGGCTGAGTCCATGATCCAGCAGTTTGGGGATATCGTGATTATCGGGTCAATGACGAACGCTGAAGGTAAGTCAGGCCGTGTAATCCAAATGCAGACCGATCTTGTACGGAAATCCGTGGATCTGGAAACCAAGGAGGTCAAGAAGATTTTCGGGATTACTCCACGCCTGCAGGGTGTTGACACAGTCCCCCCGTATGTAAAGGCCGATCTGGGCTCGATCCTTAATCTAAAGGGGAGATAATCATGCGCCCCCTTCCTACGGATCGCGGAGAATACTTTGTGGATGAGTCAGGCGGGGTATTCTCTATGCGTGCCGGGCAGCTAAGAAAACTAAAATTAAATAAGACCCGTCAAGGGTATCTTATGGTTTGGTTATGGCGAAACGGGGTTAAGCGCCAATGGCGAGTCCATCGGTTAGTTGCGGAGTTATACATCCCGAACCCCCGGCAATGTTCGGATGTAAATCACAGAAATAGCGTGAGAGACGACAACCGAGTTGAAAACCTAGAGTGGGTTACTCGTAGCGAAAACATAAAGCACGGGTTCGATTACGGTCGGGCCAAACCAACAAGAGGTGGGATAAGTCCGCGCTGCAAGATTACGACAGAGCAAGTTAATGAAATTTGTGCATCTACTGAATCCGTTCGCGCCCTGGTCGCCAAATTTGGGGTAAGTAATCAGCACATATACCGGATCCGCCTACGTCAAAGGAGGTACGATGAATCCACTGGCAGTCGATATTGAAACAGTTGATGCGTCGGGAGTTTCCAGTTTCCGGTGGTGGAAGCCGGGGTTCAGTATCCAGTCCCTTGCGCTGTCATGGCGCAATGGGTTCGATATCGAGTCCTGGTTCTCCATGGACCCCGCTCAGATCGAGGCGGCTATCAGAAGGCTGGCGGCTACGGGCCGCCCCCTTATCGTCCATAACCTGGCATTTGAAAAGGGTGTTTTTGAGACACTTTACCCAGATTTGACGTTCAACTGGTTCGCCGATACTATGCGCCTGGGACAGCTACATGACAATGGTGGTGACTGGCGTGACCAAATCTTCCTGGAGGATGTGTTAGATGAAGAAAGCTCACCAGATCTGGGGCTCACGCTTGAGGCCGTCGCGTCCCGTGTACTACAAAGAGATCTGCATCACCACAAAGACGAGCGTGATGACTACCTTAGATCGCTGGGAGTTCGGAGCCGCTTTGGGGGGCACATACACCTGCTACCGGCGGACATACTGGAGCGATATAATAAAGCAGATACAGCAGTCACCCTTGAGCTATACGAGGCTCTCGCGCCTCTACTTGACGGCGTATGGCAAAAAGACTGGCCACTGTACCACAACCGCACCAGATTGATGAATTCGGCATACCGTAGGGGAGTAAAGATTGACATCGAGCCCCTTGAGAGGTATGTTTACGAGATTGACCGAGATGTTGACAAGATTGAGGCCGAATTCAAGGCGTATCACGCTCAAAACATCGAAAAGTGGGCAGAAATGACCGAGAACCCCCCAGAAGACTTCAATATTGGCTCAAATAAGCAGCTAAAAGAGCTTTTCTGCGGCGTTCTGGGTATGTCTGCCAAGCATTTAACCGATAAGGGCGAGGCACGGGTCAAAGCCAAGGAGATTACGCCGGAAGAGGCCGCTAAACAGTACCCAAGCTTCAAATCGAAGCACTTGGCGACCTGGGGGGCGTCTGGTGAGATCCTGATCAAGCGCCGTAAGCGGCTTTTGGTACTCTCTCAGGCTCTTTCTACCTTGTGGATGGCCAAGGATGGCGGCGGCAGGTGCTTCCCCGAGCAGAAAGTGGCTGGCACAAGAACTAATAGAGTTTCCGGGGGGTTACATGAGTAGGCGAATTGAAGAATTTTACCACAAAGTCAATAATTGTGGTAAGTTTGTCAACCTCAACCTCCCTGCCATGGCTCGAAGGGATGAGCCTTTCATGAGATGTTGGCGTGCAGACGAGGGTAAGACGTTCGTATCACAGGACGTTATATCCCTTGAGCCATCTGTAACCGCCCACTTCTCACAGGACAAGCGGTACAGGTGGGCCACAGTTGACGGGATCGGTAAGGCCCCGTACTACGATGGCGACATCCTGATGATCGATGACGTGTACCTGATGACGGCCAGCGTACTGCCACCCACAGCGCACAAGATACGAAAGGCATGGGATGAAGGACTCTTCAATTCTTGGCTTAGCGATCCTGAGGCGGTTAAGAAGGTACTTAAGAGCCCGAGGACGTTTGCAAAAGTTTGTGCTCTCGGACTTGGTTACGGTATGGGGGCTAAGAAGCTCCAGAAGACATGCGCGGAGGCGGGAGTTGATCTTACGTTCCATGAGGCCAAGGCGGTAAGGGCTAGGTACTGGGACCTATTCTCGGGGCTGAGGCAGTTTGCAGACACCTTGCAATTTCGTGTGGAGAAAGACGGGTTCCTGGTAAACCCCTTCTGGTACCGAATAACCCCCGAACCACACAAGGCATTTAACGCATTCATCCAGTCCAGTGCGTCCGGGGTCCTTGATCTGTACTGCGCATACATGTTTGAAGAGGCGCAAGACTTTGAATTCGTTGCTCTTATTCACGATGAAATTATTTTCCAGTGCCCTGACGAAAGACTTAAAGATTTACCCGGTCTGACCGATAAGCTTACTAAGAGCGTCAATGACGCCCTACAATGGACGGTGCCGATCAGGTTTGGCACTATAACCTGCAAAACCTTTGAGAGTTTCAAATGATCGCTAAAGTTGCACTACAAAAAATCCGACAATTAGCTAAGCGCGGAACGAACCAGACTCTGACCCGCGCAATCGAGGAAGTCTACTTGGCTGGCATGGAAGCAGGTGCTCGTGCCCTAAGTGAACAGCTGAAAGGACGTATACATGCTCAGCAAGTCGTTGATAATGGCGCTAGTTCTCACGGAGTCGGGGGGAAATCCGATAGCCCAGAGTCCGATGGGGGCATTGGGCCTGACACAAATGACCAGCATTGCGATACAGGAAGTACAGAACCAGCATAACATCAGCGGCCCGGTCAACATATTCAACCCACAGGAGAATATAACATATGGTACGCTACTCCTCGAATACTACATGCGCTCCTGCGGGGGCCTTAAGTGCGGACTTATTCTCTATAATAGCGGGTATGCGGGGCTTATTCGCTACCGTGAAGGGGGCTTTGACGCCCTCCCCGCAGAGACCAGGGCCTACGTCCCCAAAGTTCTTAGTACTATGCTTTCTCTTGACCCTATGTTTGCTCGCATTCTACCGGATAAACGGGAGCGAAGTTACCTCGAAGCAGCTATTGATGACGTATTCTACGACGTGTACGGAGTTAGAAGCGAGGGTGAACAAGTCATTTTCGGATCAGGGGTGTACGCCGGTACCCAATGAACCATGGCCTATGCAGGAGGCTAGGGCCTGGAAGTGTGGGAATACTATTGAAGTGTGGGGGTTCTCGACTAGCTACATGACCCCTCCACCCTCAATGTGTGTCGTGTATACTGGGACTTGCGCACATAATGGGGCGGAGATTAAAGTTTTTGCGTTTCGTAGCCGATATGGAAGAGAGAGTTGTGATCCAATAGCAAAATGAGGTGATTATGACATTCGCACAAGCGCTGGCGCGGATTGAGGAGCTTACAAGAGGAGCACACTCTGAATATGACGAACTAGGGGACCTATTGATCACACACGCCGAAGACATCGTGCAGTTGGGTAAGGTGGCTAAGGAGATGAGGGAAGAGCTAGCCTACAACACTGAGGATCTGGGGAAGACCTTGACCAACGGAATGTTGGCCTACGACAAGCTGATGAAGGGTGATTGCCAATGACCAACAAAATAGAACATGACCCCAACAATCCTGGTCACTCTTCTGATTGTATGTCTCAACACAGGCACGAGTATTCGTATCCTGGGGACGGGTGTACGTGTAAGACCAACAAAACAGAGCGCTATTTCGTTGTAAGTGAGAGTGAGCTGAAAGAATTAGTAACCGTTGCAACTATCAATGGATATTGTGTCACTGACGAAAGTAAGGACGTTTTAATAGCCGAAGCCGCCTGCCGTGCGCGGGAGGTACCTGAGTGGGCGACACACTTCACACAATACGAACCAGAATCTAGTCTACTAGTTAGACAAGCTGAGGAGATTAAGCGGTGAGCGAGAAATATTACATTGTGAGTACTGAAGAGTTGGGAAACCTAGTGTCTGCGAGTCGTTTACATTCGGACGACTTATACAATGAGTTTAAAGAGCTGTACGACAAAGCCTCGGACGCCTGCCGCTCCCGTGAAGTTCGCTTCATAGGCGCTGCTGATCAAGGTAGTTCGCTAATGTTATGGGGAGAGGTGAAGAAATGTGTCCGCGCACCTTTCAGTAATTGGGTTGATACAGCACATAACGAACTGAACGCCCTCGCGGTGCTAGAAGGAGAGAAGAAATGACCAACAAAACCGAACGCTTCCTAGTTATGTCCGAGGCGGAATTTGAGGCTGCACTACGTCTAAGAACAGACTTGGCCTATTGCCCGGCGCGCATAGCACTTAAACTTAGGTCAGAATACGACAAAGCCGAAGCCGCCTGCCGTGCTCGTCCTGTGGTTGAGGTAGCGACTGGGCATTACGAAAGCGAGGAGTTTTACAAATGAAAGAAATAATCGAGCGTCTTCGTGAACTGGAAGCGGCTCTTAGCCCTGCGCCATGGATTGGGTGCAACCACCCAAGCTACGTAAACGAAATGCGAAACAGTTTAGTGCCAATCCTGGACAGGCTGGAGAAGCTTGAGGCTGTGGCTGAGGCGGCGCGAGCACTTCGCAACTTAGATAGGAATGACGGCTGGAAATATAGCTACGGGGAGCAGCGCGGCGAAAAGCTTGACGACGCCCTCGCGGCGTTGAAAGGAGAGAATAAATGAGAGATACCAAACGCCTTATTAAAGAGCTTGAATGGTGGTGGGATGGTATGCGTACTGACGAAGAATCAGACAAAACTCACATACTACCAGAGACAATTGACAGACTTCGCGCTTTACTGAGGGTGGCTGAGGCTGGAAAGAAGATGCGCGAGAGTTCAAAAACAGAATTGTCCGAGGCGACTAAGGCATGGGACGCCGCGACGAAAGGTGACGAGAAATGACATTCGCAATATTCTGTGTGATAGTGGTACTGTTTTTTGCTTGGTTCTGGTCGGGCATCCACGATTCGGACGAAGAATCCCGATACAAATGGAGGAAATGATGACTATCACAAGGTTCAAGACGCAGGAAGAACTGGATATTGATGAGCTTGAGGCGGCTGAGGTTGACTTCATAGCGGTCTGTGATGTCTACGAGAGAGTCCAGGCGGATATGGATCGGGCTAACAAACGGCTAGAAGCAGCCATGAAGAAGTTAGGACTAACTGACGAGAATGATTAGTGTCTGTAAATAGGGCTAAGGTTCCCCCAGGTGCGACCGATAAGGTATTTGTGGGTGATGATGCCCTAGGAGATAAGCGATGAGCAAACTGACAAAAGCAGAGCTGAGGCTGATAGACCGAAAATCCGCGCTTCTAGCGGATGTACGAAAAGGTCTACACGAACTCCGTAATTCGGATGTGGTTAAGCTCGGGACTCAGCTTACCAAAGAAGCCCGAGAATTCGCCACGTACACCAAACCAGACAAAGTCGTTGCGATGGATCCTGGGGCGGTCCAGCTATATAGAGCACTGGGGTCGGTTCCGGCAAATATAATGGAGGGGTTTGGTAGGGGTCCTTCCCCCGCCCGTACCCAGTTTCTACTAATTGCGCGTGGATCTGCTGAAGAGGCTGTCGTACATGCGGAGTACTTAGACTGGTCGCAAGCCGGACGTGTCAAGAAACTAGTCACCCTGGTGGAGGCGCTAATCCTAACTACTCTAACTA